GTGCTGAGTGAGGCTGAAGAAAAACAAGCAAAAGTAGTTTTTAACCTGTTGAAAGAGGCTACTAGTCAAGAGGTTGTTCGTGAATTCTTGCGAGAGAAAGGGGTCGCTGTAAGTGCGCCAAACTGGGACGCTCTTTATTCAGACCGGATTCTTCCAGCTCTTAGAGAAAAAAGACTATCCATTTCAGACTTAGCCTTATTGCTACGCGAGGTTGAGGAACATGGTAGACAGCACATATTCCTTTATAAATGTTTAGAGGACGATGCTCAGAAACTTCTTAACCGGAAGCGTATCGAAACTATTGCCGGCGAGCTTGGTCTATCGAACCTCCTGTCCGAGCCACTCTATGTTGAGATGCCGGAGGAACCTCAAGTTGTTGATATACGAATTGACGAGGCTCCCAATGGAAGCGGCGTCCTTTCCCTTACCGTTAAAGTATGTGAATGTCGACAAACGAGTAAACTGGTAGGCGACGAATATGATGAAGCTACCAGCCGAAGATATAAAACATATGAAATAAAAAAGAAACGCGCAATCAGCATTGCAAAGCTCAGCATAGATGGAACACTCGAACTTAGAATTGCCTCTCGAGACAATTCAACAAAATATCACGAGCAGATATCCGAGCTAATCCGGAAAGTCAATAATTTTTTCAATATAACATTATTCCATCAAGTATCACTAAGCACCGCAAAGGACACTCTATTCAAGAACAAGGAGAAATTTGAAGGCACCATACGATACAGCAATACCACAGCAAGAAATGACTTTGGTGTCGCAATGAACCTTTCTGCCTCAAACCTGTCTCAGAGTTTACTCGAAGATAACGGTTCCAACTCCGCCATGAAAGAGTTCCTTTCAAATGATGGCTTTGTAACTGGAAGCAATATTTGGTTTATCCTTCCAGAGGATGAGGATCGCCAAATTCATGTTATCCTTAGTGGGGAAACACATGAATTTGCCGTAACAGGGGCCTGCACCTCAAGAGAGTATTCTTATGTTCTTGGAAAGATTCTCTCCCTTAATTAAGAGAAATCCTCAGATATCTGATGCACTGAGGCGAGTGGCTGATCATTTTCTCAAATTAGAAAAGAGAAACAATAACAGCGCTCGAATCTTCGAGGTAGAGTTCACTCCGACTCGACTCTTCGACATTTCCCAAGCGGGCAGCTCAGCGCGTTTTGCAAAAATTATAACGACACTGATTGACGCCAAAATAATAAAGAAAAGATACATTATTCGCTCTCCTCTCGGCCCGGAAATATTCGAGACCCCCAGTTGGTACGACTGCCCACTCGAAATTTACGACCCTCTTCGGGATATAAATATGGAAGTCGGAGATAGCGATCTTGAAACCGTATACAGTGTGATAAAAGATGAATCACACTGAAATCATTTCTTTGGTTGAGCAACTTTGGTCATCTACACTTCCAGAAAAGAGAAGAGAAACCTTCAAACTGTTAAGATCCACCATTCCCGCAGACAGTTTATCTCTTTTTGATGCACTCGTAGACAACAAAAGAAATGGAATTCACGACTGCCCGGACTCTAGAGTACTAATATTAATACATGGGATCCATACTGATGGCTCTTGGCACCAACACGTCCAGGCCAAACTATCCGATATAAAAAATCTTCAAGTTCAAGACCTAGGCTATGATCTAGTTACCGCATTTCAGCTTTTTGGCCCATTCAGAAGGGGCCCTATAGAACGGATAGTTAGAGAAATTCGAAACATTAAACGCGAAGAGCCTTTAGCAAAAATATCTGTCATAGCTCATAGCTTTGGAACATACATAACTAGCAAAATACTTCAAGACCACCCAGATATAGTGTTTGACAAAATTATAATGTGCGGTTCAATAGTAAGCAGAGATTACCCTTGGAACCGAAATGCACGAGGCATGAATAAGAGCTCCATAATAAATGACGTAGGAACACGTGACATCTGGCCTCTCGTTGCCACCTGCACTACGCTTGGATATGGGAGCACTGGCAGAAGAGGGTTTCAAAGCTCCTGCGTTACGGACCGCTATTTCAATTATGCACACAGCGATTTCTTCGAAGAGAAAAACGATCACATAACCAAATACTGGCGCCCTATATTCGAGCACAATGCCATAAAAAGCTCAGACTGGGATACTAAAAAGCCAAAAGCCGGCCTTTCCGTATTGATTTTCTCCCACCCTTTATTAGGCAGACTTCTTGTAGCAACCTTTATTGTAGGCGTGATCCTGGCTCTTTTCTGCTACTTCAATGGATGAGTGATCATCTAGTTAGCAGAAAAATTCAGAGAGCTAAACCTAATGACCTCTTCTCCAACTTTCTCATTTATTTGCTGCAGACGCGCCTGCATCGGCTCTAGTTCCAGGCTGGCCCAAATCGCCGCCGCGTCGCTAATGGATCCGAACCCACCAGCATTCTGCGGCACCACCCCCATCAGCTGCGGATAGACCCGCAGGCCGGCAAGTTGGTCGTCGCGGCTGATGTTCTTGATCGAGCCGAACTCGTCCTTGGCCGCGACCTCGCTGACCGGAATCAGTTGGATCCCCTCCTTCTTCCCGTTCGGCGCGTAGACGAACAGGTTGCGGAAATTGCCAGGCCCCTTCGCGGTCTTCAGCGCCGTGCGCAGCGCGTCGATGTCTTCCTCGTTCTGTGCGGCGTCGGTCATGTAGAGGATGAAGCCGGCGTGGCTCCCGTTGTTGTAGTACTTACGCCGGAACAGCGTGGCCGACTCGTTCAGCAGGGCACTCTGCAGGGCGCAGAACCACTCCGGCACTCCGTAGATTTCCTGATTGATGTCCGCCTCGCGCAGCTGGATCACGCTGCCCTTCTCGAATTCGTGCTCATCCTTCCAGCTGCGCACCTGGTAGAACGTCTCCAGATCGGTGCCGCGGCGTATGTATTTCGCCAGCGGCGCCTGCAGTGCCATCCGCGTGCCCAGGCGAGAGCGAGGCTGCTCGAGGTATGCCGAGCCGAATGTCAGCCAGTCCAGGGAGAACTGCTCGAACGTCGCCCGGCTGAGCAGGCGGTGTGGGATAAACGTCTTGGCCAGCATGTTGCGCTTGAACTTCAGGCCCGACTGCAGGTAGACGCTCGACCCCACCGCCTTGGCCAGCCCCTCCATGGACAGCGGCGGCTCGTACCACCGCCCGTTCGACCAGCACTCGAGATAGTCGAGGATGCCCCGGCCGTCGAGCACCGGCATCGGGTCACCGAAGGTGAAGGCCTCGGCACGGCCGCCCTGACGCGGGATGAACTCGCCTTCCTGGGCGGATTGGACTGTAACCGGCTGCTGGCGGCGGTGGCTGCGACGTTTGCTCATCAGAAAATCTCCATGCGCCCGGTATTCGCGGGGGTCTGCCCCTCGAGCGGTTCGTTCTGCAATGCGTGGAATAGCGCCCAGGCCAGATCGGCGTGGCCGGTGTTGTCGTTGCGGCCGGCGGTGTATGTGAACTGGCGCCCACCGGCCGTGATGGTCTTGCGGATAGCCATCAGCGCCTGGGCCAGGTCGGTCCAGCCGGCGTCGAATTCGAGGCGGCCGTTCTTGATCACCGACCAGGCCTTCATGACCAACTGCGTCTTCACCTCGGGCGAGTAGCTGAAGGTGCGCACCCCCGGGAAGAACTGGCGCACCAGCTGCGCGACGCCAGACCCCATGCCGGTGGTGTCGACGCCGATGTAGGTGACCCAGTAGCGCTGGGTCACCTTGCGGATGAACTCGGCCTGCTCTGCGAAGTCCTTGCCGCGGAACTGATGACGCTCCAGCACGCGGAACTTGCCGCCCGGTACCGCCGGAGGCGCCACCACCACCAGACCCGCGGTGTCGCCCGTCTCGGCGGGGTCATAGCCCAGCCACACCTGCCTATCACCGAACGGCCGCAGCGCGAACGGCTTGTAGTCCTCCGACCACAGGTCCCAGCTATCGACCATGCACGGCTGCAGCATGGTCAGCGGGAAAATGCTCGCGCCGTCGTCGACGAACTGGCACATCAGCAGGTTCTGGAAAGCCTCGGCGTCGTACTCGAGACGCAGCTCGTCGATGTCGAACAGGTCGCAGCCACGGGCCTCGGCATCGAGGATCGTGACGATCTGGCGCCAGATGCGGTCCTCGCACAGTCGCCCTTGCTGCAGGGCGTCATGACTTACGTCGATCTTGATGCGATCGGCGGCCGGCTTGCCCTTGTTGAAGCGCTCGCCAGTCCAGAACGTGTAGGCCTCATGCGCCATCGAGCTGGGCGTCGAGAAATAGGTCCGCCGGTAGCGCTTCTGCATCGCCATACCGCTGGCGACCTTGTTCAGCTCCTTGAACTTGAACGTCCAGAAGAACTCGTCGAAGTAGAAGTTACCGTGGTAGCCCTGGGCAGTCCGCGCGTTGGTACCGAGGAAGTGCAGTTCCGCGCCGTTCGGCAGGATGATCGGGTCGCCCTTCAGTTCGACACCTACGGCATCGCGCGCGAAGGCCTGGATATACGCCTTGAAGATGTGCGCTTGGGCCTTGCTGGCCGACAGGAATATCTGGTTGCGCCCCGTTTCCAGCGCGTCGATCAGCGCCTCGCGGGCGAAGTAGAACGTGGCGCCGATCTGCCGCGACTTGAGAATCACGCGGGTTCGCTGATTTCCCGCGCGGTACCAGTCTTTCTGGTAGCCGAAGCAACCGTCGAGGAAAGCCTCGACCAGTTTCTCGGTCAGTTCCTCACTGATGTCGTTGCGCTTGGGCTTGCGCTTGGGACCTTCGTTACGCTTGGCAAGCTCGGGGTTCAGGTCGGTTTCGGTACCACCGCCCTGGTAGCGCTGGATCCGCGCCTGGCGCTCAAGCTGCCGATGCAGCAGGTCGATTTCCTTGTAGTCACCGCCGGTCTTGCCGTCCTTCAGGATCAACTGAACCAACCGGGCTTCCAGGGCGCCTCCGATCCGTTCTACGCTGTCGGCCCGGTCCCATCCGTCGCGGTCCTTCCATGAGTGAAGGGTCTTGTCCTTCTCGCCCAGGTGATCGGCGATGTCGCAGACACGCCAACCCATCCAGTACAGGAATTTGGCCTGGCGGCGGTTGTCACGGATGGGAATTTCGACGGCAGCGTTCATGGCGCAGATGCTGCCGCCCACCCTCGCCCCTCAGTAGCGCCGCCCCTTGTAGCTCCGCCCCCTACAATCCCGCTTGATTGCTGGGCCGCGCGCGCGTCCCGAACATGCCCCTCATTGCCATGCACCCCGCATCAGCCGCATTGAGGACTCCCGGCATGAAGAAATTCCGCAGCAAATGGTTCCGCATCGCCGTCGAAGGGGCGACCACGGACGGCCGCAACATCGAGCGCGACTGGATCGAGCAAATGGCCGCGCAGTACGACCCGAACACCTACGGCGCGCGGATCAACTGCGAGCACATCAAGTGGGCCTGGCCGGCTGGTGAGTTCGGCGCCTATGGCGACGTGCTGGCGTGCAAGGCGGAAGAGATCGACATCAACGGGCAGAAGAAGCTCGCCCTCTTCGCCCAACTGGAGCCCAACCAGGCGCTGCTGGAACTGAACAAGCAGCGGCAGAAGGTCTACACCTCGGTCGAGATCGATCCCAAGTTCGCCGACACCGGCAAGGCCTACTTGGTCGGCCTGGCCATCACCGACTCACCCGCCAGCCTGGGCACCGAGGCGCTGTCCTTCAGCGCCAAGAACGGGACTCTCGCCAGCCGCAAGACCAACCCCGACACGCTGTTCAGCGCTGCCGAAGAGGGCACCCTCGAGTTCGAGGAATACGAGGAAAAGCCCTCGGTCGGCGCGGCGCTGTTCACCAAGGTCAAGGAACTGCTCAAGGGCAAGGAAGCCCGCACCCAAGCCGAGTTCGGCCAGGTCGGCGAGGCCGTCGAAGCGATCGCCGAGCACAGCCGCGACCTGGGTGAGCAACTCGGCGAGCAGAAGAAGCAGACCCAGCAACTGGCCAGCCAGCTGGACAAGGTCACCAAGGAACTGGCGGACCTCAAGAGCACCCTCGATAGCACCCGGGACCACAGCCAACAGCAGCGGCCCCCGGTCACCGGTGGCGGCAGTGTCGCCCTGACCGACTGCTAACCGTCCCCCGCCCCGGTATCCAAAGGAAAAGCACCATGCGCAACGAAACCCGCAAACAGTTCGACGCCTACCTGGCGCAGCTCGCCAAGCTCAACGGCGTGAACTCCGCCGTCCAGACCTTCGCCGTCGAGCCGAGTGTCCAGCAGAAGCTGGAGCAACGTATTCAGGAGTCCAGCGAGTTCCTGAAGCAGATCAACGTCTACGGCGTCGACGAGCTGCAGGGCGAGAAGATCGGCATCGGCGTCAGCGGCACCATCGCCAGCCGTACCGATACCACCGGCGACGGTGTACGCAAGCCGCGTGACGTGTCCACGCTCGACAACCAGCGCTACGAGTGCAAGCACACCGACTTCGACACCGCCATCACCTACGCCATGCTCGACGCCTGGGCCAAGTTCCCGGAGTTCCAGGCCCTGCTGCGCGACGCGATCCTCAAGCGCCAGGCCCTCGACCGCCTGATGATCGGCTTCAACGGTACCAGCGCCGCGGCTACCACCAACCGCGCCGCCAACCCGCTGCTGCAGGACGTGAACATTGGCTGGTTCCAGCAGTACCGCAACAACGCTCCGGCACGGGTACTGAAGGAAGGGAAGGCCGCCGGCAAGGTGGTAGTCGGCAACGGCGCCGACGCCGACTACAAGAACCTCGACGCCCTGGTGTTCGACGTGGTCAGCAGCCTGATCGATCCCTGGCACCGCCGTGACCCGGGCCTGGTGGTGATCCTCGGCCGCGAGCTGGTCCACGACAAGTACTTCCCGATGGTGAACAAGGACCAGCCGGCAACCGAGAAGATCGCCACCGACCTCATCCTGTCGCAGAAGCGCATGGGCGGCCTGCCGCCGGTGGAAGTGCCCTACGTGCCCGAGAAGGGCCTCATGGTCACCACCCTGAAGAACCTGTCGCTCTACTGGCAGATCGGCGGTCGCCGCCGCTACCTGAAGGAGGTACCGGAGAAGAACCGCATCGAGAACTACGAGTCCAGCAACGACGCCTACGTCGTCGAGGACTACGGCCTCGGCTGCGTGGTCGAGAACATCGAAGTCGCGGAGTAGATGACATGGCCTTCAGTCCCGCCAAGGCGCACTTCCTGCGCGTGACCGCCGCTCAAGAGGCGGCGGCCACTGCCCCGCACCAGGGCATGGAAGGCGCGAACGCCTATGAGCTGCAGCTCGCCCAGCTGTATCAGGATCGCAGCCGCCTGAAGAACATCCAATCCGGCGAAGGCAAGGCAGCGCTCAAGATCGAGCTGCTGCCGGCCTACCAGCCGTACATTTCCGGCGTGCTGCAGGCCGGCAAGGGCGCCCAGGACGAGGTGGTCACCACCGTCATGCTCTGGCGCATCGATGCCGGCGATTACGCCGGTGCCCTGGACATCGCCGACTACGTGCTCGCACACGACCTGGTCATGCCCGACCGCTTCGCGCGTACCGCCGGCTGCGTCATCGCCGAAGAGATCGCCGAGGCCGCGCTCAAGGCACAGAAGACCGGCGGCAGCTTCGACCTTGCGACCTTGCATCGCACCCTCCTGCTCACCGACCAGGCCGACATGCCCGACGAAGCCCGCGCGAAGCTCTATCTCGCCGCCGGCCATGCCACCCTGGAAGGCCTTTCTGTGGAGAGCCCCGGGCAACCCGGGCAGGTGCAAGCCGGCATCGATCTGCTCAAGCGCGCGATCCAGCTGCACGACAAGTGCGGCGGGAAGAAGGATTTGGAGGCCGCCGAACGGCTCCAGAAGAAACTGACCGCCTCTGGCGGTTGACCGAGCGTACCCCGCGCCCCGCCGGCTCGGGGCCGATCTGCCAGGTCCTCTCCTTCCTGAGCAGTGACGCCCCGACCACCGGCGACCTCAAGCGAGCAGCAGCATGAGCGGATTCATCGCCAACGGCCCGGTCCCGAGCGGGCACATCAACAGCGATCCCTTCTGGCCCACCATCGAGCTCGAGCATGTGCGGGCGAACCTGCGCATCGACTCCAGCGTCGATCCGGCGCGCCTCGAAGTCGCGGTCATTGCCGCGGTGATCAGCGTCAACCGCGAGCTGCGGGCCTGGCGTCTTGAGAAGATCGCGGCCGGCTATGCCGAACTCGCCCAAGTGCCGTCCGACAAGGTGCGGGACACCTCCGAACTGGTGCAGCTGTATCTGCGCGCAGTGCAGTCGGCTACCGCCGCCGAAGTGGCCGAGCGCTACCGCTGGTACGACACCACCACCAACGGCAACGACAAGGCCCAGGACATCGCAACCACCATCGACGACTACCGCCGCGACCAGCGCTGGGCGATCCGTGACTTTCTCAAGCGTCCCCGCACAACGGTGGAACTGATCTGATGGCCGCCGTCGCGATCGCCCACCAGAACGACACCGTCGAGGCGCTGTGCTGGCGGCACTACGGCCGCACCGCCGGCGTGACCGAGGCGGTCCTCGAGGCGAACCACGGCCTGGCCGACCACGGCCCCACCCTCCCACCTGGCCTCAAGGTCACCATGCCGGACATTCCGACAGCCGCCCCGGAACGGCAGATGGTGAACCTATGGGACTGACCACTTTGCAAGGAACCACCCCGCATGGCTGACCTCACCACCACCGCCACGGCCGGCGCCATCATGGGCCTCGGCCTGGGCGTAACCCTTCCGGTTGACGGCGGCATGCTGTTCGGCGCCCTGCTCGGCGCCTGGCTGGCCACCGGCACGAAGCAGGACCTGAAGGCCTGGTCGCGTCTGCTGTCGCTGATCCTGCCGACCTGCGTCGGCTACCTGTTCGCCGATGTCGCCCTCGCCCGTGTGCCCTGGCTGACCAACCTGGCCTTCTCTGCCTTCGTCTGCGCCCTGGTGGTGATTCCCCTCAGCCTCAAGGCGGTCGCCTGGGTCGACAAGGTCGACTTCGACGACCTGTGGCGCCGCATCCGAGGAGGTCGCTGACATGCTCATGACTACCGTTCCATTGATCGCCGCCCTGGCCTACATCGCCGCCGCGCTGCGCCTGGTCTGCTACCAGCGCTGCGGCGCCCGCTTCCGCCGCAGCGTCTCGTTGCTCGCCAGCCTGCTCGGCGCATCCATGGCCATCTGCGGCCTGGAAATCCTGCTCTACCGCCCACCGGTCAGCATCTGGCACGCCATCGTCGCCGCCCTGCTGTGCCTGCTGATCTTCCGTTCCCGCGGCAACGTCGCCGCCCTGCTGAGGCCATCCGCATGACCCTTCGATATGGTGATCGTTCTCAAGAGGTCCGCCAGCTTCAGCGTCGACTGAACACCTGGGCCGGCGCCAACCTCTACGAGGACGGCCACTTCGGCGCCGCCACCGAGGACGCGGTGCGCGCCTTCCAGCGCTCGCATGGACTGGTCGCCGATGGCATCGCCGGCCCGAAGACACTGTCCGCCCTCGGCGGCGCTGACTGTTCGCACCTGCTGCAAAACGCCGACCTCGTCGCCGCCGGAGCTCGCCTCGGCCTGCCGCTGGCGACGATCTATGCAGTCAACCAGGTCGAGTCGAACGGCCAGGGGTTCCTGGGCAACGGCAAGCCGGCAATCCTGTTCGAACGCCACATCATGTACCGCCGTCTCGCCGCCCACGATCAGGTCACTGCCGACCAACTGGCCGCACAGTTCCCCGCTCTGGTGAACCCCCGCCCGGGCGGCTATGCCGGTGGAACCGCCGAGCACCAGCGCCTGGCGAACGCTCGCCAGATCGACGATACCGCCGCACTGGAGTCGGCCAGTTGGGGCGCCTTCCAGATCATGGGTTTCCACTGGCAACGCCTGGGCTACGTCAGCGTGCAGGCCTTCGCCGAGTCCATGGGGCGCAGCGAGTCGGCCCAGTTCGAAGCGTTCGTCCGCTTCATCGACACCGACCCGGCGCTACACAAGGCGCTGAAGGCTCGCAAATGGGCCGACTTCGCCCGCCTCTACAACGGCCCCGACTACAAGCGGAACCTCTACGACACCAAGCTCGCGCGGGCCTACGAGCAACACGCCAACTGTGCCGAGGCCTGCGCGTGAGCCTTCTGCGCCAGATGCTGTACGGCGGCGCCCTGCTCGGCGCCCTCGGCCTGCTCCTGTGGGTACAACAGCAGCGCATCGACCTGGCGCAGGCCCGCCTGGGCCAGGCCGAGCTGGCGAGGAAAGCCAGCGACGCCCTACTTTCTCGCCAGACCGGCACCATCACGGCCCTCGAGGCCGCCCTCTCCCGCGAGCGCCAGGCCCAGGCCGATCTGGACCAACAGCGGCAGCAGTTGCGCCAGGCGCTGGCCATCCGCGAACGCTTGATCGAGGACCTGAAACGTGACGATGAACCCTATCGCCAGTGGGCTGATCAGCCTCTGCCTGATGTTGCTCGCCGGCTGCAACAGCGCCCCGCTATCACCGGAGCGGCCGCTTACCATCAGTGGCTGTCCCGCCGTGACGCCCTGCAGCCTGGAGTCAGCGGCACCGAAGGACAACGGCGGCCTACAGACTGAAGTCGAGCGTATCGGCCTGGCCTGGGCCGAGTGCGCCGCGAAGGTCGACATGATCATCCGCACCCAAGGGGCCACCCATGAACAAGCCCGATAGCCTGAAGGCGCATCTGCTCGCCGCCGTGCCGGAACTCAGGAACAACGGCGACCGCCTGGTGATATTCATCGACAACGGTAGGGTCCGCAGCACCTCGGCCGAGAGCCTGTCCTTCGAATACGCCTATGACCTGCAGGTGATCCTCACCGACTTCGCCGGGCACCCCGACAGCGTGTTTCTGCCGCTGCTCGGCTGGCTGCTGGTGAACCAGTCGGATCTGCTTGCCAACCTCACCAAGGTGCAGGACGGCATCACCTTCGAGGCCGACATGCTCGACCGCAGCAAGGTCGACCTCGGTATCGTCCTGCCACTGACCGAGCGTGTCGTCGTCAAGCGCCGCGAGGATGGCCGCTACGATGTGAGTCACCCGGAAGAGCCCCAGCTCACCGAGGCCATCGAGGTCGATGGGCCGATGCAGATGCTCGCCAACGGCGAGCTGCTGGCCGAGTGGACGCCGCCGAAGCCCACCGAGGCCGTCATGCTCGAGACGCCGCAGATCAGGCGCCCGGCCAATGGCTGACAGCCTCGAGGCTCTGGAAGACTGGGCAGGGCCGATTCTCCGCGCCCTCGAGCCAGGCCCTCGTGCTGCCCTCGCGCGTTCGCTCGCCCGCGATCTACGGCGCAGCCAGCAGAAGCGCGTAATGGCACAGCGCAACCCCGACGGAAGCGCCTACGAGCCACGCAAGAAACGCGAACTGCGCGGCAAGCAGGGCCGTATTCGGCGCAAGATCAAGATGTTCCAGAAGCTGCGCACGGTGCGCTATCTGCGCGCCAAGGGCGACGCCCAGGCGATCACGGTTTCCTTCGCTGGTCGGATCGCACGCATCGCGCGGGTTCACCAGTACGGGCTGAGGGACCGTGCTGAGCCTGGCGCTCCCGAAGTCAGCTACGCGCAGCGTCTCCTACTTGGCTTTGATAGCAGCGATATGGAAACGATCCAGAATGGAATTTTGGCGCACATAGACGCAAACTCTCCCATTTAGCCTCGACGGGCTGTCTAATATCGAGACAACGAAATGAAAGAATCCCTAACAAACAGAAAATTTGAGAACATATTAAAAATAATAGAAAAAGAATTATTCACAAACGAGTACCCCAGCATATGCAGCCTGCATGATATATCCCCAGACAAGGATAGTCACAACTGCATTGCCTGCAATCTCGCCGGCAACGTTATGAACCTCAAAGACGCTGCAGACTTACTATCAAAAAGCACCTAAAGTCTATCTTACCCAGCAGACGAAGCTTTTGCAGAAAAAACCTATATATTATGGCTGTATTTGCTATCCGAAAATATACATGAAGTATTGAAATTAATATCCTACCCCCAAGATATTAAAAACAAGGACTTCAAAAATACAATAACCATAAAACGGTGGGCAAACTTCCTCAAACACCCAAAAGCATTTCTCCTCACTCACCACCCTGCCTATTGTGATCTCGCCACCCTACCATTTGAGCCTCACCATTCAGGTCTAGAAGGAATCACAATAATTGATGATGAATTTATCAACAAATTCTACTCAGGAGACAAAAACAACAAAGAGCTTTACACAATCTTACAGAACAACCAATCAACCTTGGTCTTACTCCCTGATCTAGAAATTCTCACCAAGGGTATTGCAGACGAGCTAAACCAACTTAGCGAAAAAATAAAGCACAACAATGAATACTCCAAAATCTTAACAGACAAAGCCTCCATTGAAGATTACTTAAGCGGCGCCCAAGCAGACTCGTCGGACTAGGGTAGCGACTATTTGTAGTCAGCCACAGTACAGGCTTAAAAGATTCACGCAGCACAAAAACATAATAAACATCGGTGGCATGAACGACTTCGCCGCCCTCTCCCGCATGATCGAGAACCTGATCCGCCTCGGCACCATCGCCGCGGTGGACCATGCCGCGCAGCGCGTCCGTGTGTTGACCGGTGATCTGCTGACCGGCTGGCTGCCCTGGGCATCGCCGCGGGCCGGCGCCGACCGCGAATGGAACGCCCCCACCCTGAACGAGCAGGTACTGCTCTTCAGCCCATCCGGGCAGACCGCGAATGGCGTGGTCCTGACCGGCTTGTTCAGTGACCTGATCCCGCCCAACGGCGACCGCGACGCCCTGCATCGCACCACCTACCGCGACGGCGCGGTGATCGAGTACGACAGCGCAGCCCACCACCTGCGCGCAGTTCTTCCCACCGGCGGTACCACCGAGCTCATCAGCGACGGCGGCATCCGCATCGTCGGCGACATCACCCACCAGGGCGACTACATCCAGACCGGCAACCAGACCGTTACCGGCAAGGTCACCGTGAGCGTCGACGTGATCGCCAAGGGCATCAGCCTGGTCGGTCATACCCACGGCGGCGTCATGCCAGGCGGCGCTACAACGGGGAAACCGCAATGAACGCCCATACCGGCGGCGCCATCGACCGCTTGGCACACATCCGCCAGGCGATCGCCGACATCCTCACCACTCGCATCGGTACCCGCGTCATGCGACGCGAATACGGCAGCCAGTTGCCGGAGCTGATCGATGCTCCGTTCAACGACACCACCCGCCTGCAGGTCTATGCCGCCACCGCCATGGCCCTCATGCGCTGGGAGCCGCGCATCCGCCTGAGCCGTGTCCAGATCACCGGTCAGAACCTGGCCGGCCAGGTGCTCATGGAGATTGACGCCACCCTGGTGGACAGCAACGAACCACACAACCTGAGCATCCCCCTGCAGATGGGCGCCAGCGCATGACAACGAACTTCGTCGCCATCGACCTCAGCCAGTTGCCGCCACCACACGCGGTGGAGCAGTTGGACTACGAGCAGATACTCGCCGAGCGCAAGGCCTACGCCATCAGCCTCTGGCCGGAGGATCAGCAGGTGGAAATCGCCGCCCGCCTCGCCCTGGAGTCCGAACCGCTGACCAAGCTGCTCGAGGAAAACGCATACCGCGAAATGCTCTGGCGCCAGCGGGTCAACGAGGCGGCTCTCGCCAACATGCTGGCCAGCGCCCAGGGCGCTGACCTCGACCAGCTCGCCGCGAACTACAACGTCAAGCGCCTGGTCATCCAGCCCGGAGATCCGTCGAAGGTGCCGCCCGAACCGGAACTGCTCGAGTCCGACGACAGCCTGCGCGAGCGCGCGCAGATGGCCTGGGAAGGCCTCAGCACCGCGGGACCGCGTAACAGCTACATCTTCCACGCCCGCGCCGCCGACGGCCGCGTCGGCGATGCCTCGGCCATCAGCCCATCACCCGCCGTTGTCGTGGTGACGGTGCAGGCCGCCCAGGGCAACGGCAGCGCCCCGGCGGACCTGCTGGCCATCGTCGACGCCTACCTCAACGACGCCGACCGTCGCCCCGTCGCTGATCGCCTCACAGTCCAGTCCGCCCAAGTGCTCGAGTACCGCGTCGACGCGACGCTCTACCTGGCCACCATCGGCCCGGAGTCCGAGCCGATACTCGATGCTGCCCGGGCCCGCTTGACGGCCTACGTCCATCAGCGTCGACGCCTGGGCATGGAAGTGTCCGAATCGGCGGTGCATGCGGCCCTCCACGTGGAAGGCGTGCGCAAGGTCACGCTCAGCAACTGGTCGGACATCGCCGCCACACCAGCCCAGGCGCCCTACTGCACCGGAATTACGCTGACGCTGGGGGATGAGTGATGCCCAGCTTGCTCCCACGCAACGCCACCGAACTTGAGCGCCTGGCCGCCGAAGCCCTGGCGCAGATCGAACGGGTACCGATCCCATTGCGCCAACTGTGGAACCCCACCACCTGCCCGGTCGCCCTTCTGCCATACCTGGCCTGGGCGTTCTCCGTCGATCGCTGGGACAGCACCTGGCCGGAGCGTGTGAAGCGCCAGGTCATTCGGGATGCCTACCTCGTCCACTCCCACAAGGGAACCTTGAGCGCCCTGCGCCGCGTGGTCGAGCCCGTCGGCTCGCTGACCGACATCCTCGAGTGGTGGCAACAGACCCCCGCCGGCGTCCCCGGCACCTTCGAAATCACCGTCGACGTCAGCGACAACGGTCTCGACGAGGAGACCGTGCTCGAGCTCGAGCGCCTGCTCGACGACGTGCGCCCAGTCAGCCGACACCTGACCCGCCTGGACCTGCGCATCACGCCGGACATCCTGGCCCGCCACGGCCTGGCGACGATCGACGGCGACACCCTGGAAATCAGCCCCTGGAAGCAGTGATATGACGACTCCCAAGTACGGCGGCCTGCTCACCGACATCGGCGCGGCAGCGCTGATCGCGGCGAGCGAAGCCGGGAAGAAGTGGCAGCCCACCCATATGCTCATCGGTGACGCCGGCGGCGCGCCCGGCGAGACGGCTGACCCCATCCCCTCGGCCGCTCAGACCAAGCTGATCCGCCAGCGCTACCGCGCTCAACTGAACCGTCTGTTCGTCTCCGAGCAAAGCGCAAACGTGCTGGTCGCCGAGCTGGTACTGCCGATGGCCATCGGCGGCTTCTGGATACGGGAGATCGGCCTCGAGGACGCCGACGGGAAGTTCGTGGCGGTCGCCAACTGCCCGCCCAGCTTCAAGGCCAGCGTCGAGAGCGGGAGCGCGCGCACCCAGACCATCCGCGTGCAGATCATCCTAACCGGCATGGAGCACGTCGAACTGATCATCGACGACGGCATCGTCTACGCCACCCAGGACTGGGTGACGGCGAAGGTTGCCGCAGACTTCAAGGGACGCAAGGTGCTGGCCGGCAACGGCCTGGTCGGCGGTGGCGATTTGTCTGCGGACCGCACCATCGCCTTGCCACCCTCCGGCGTGGGTGCCGGCACCTACCGTGCGGTCACCGTCAACGCCAATGGCATCGTCACCGCCGGCAACAACCCGACCACGCTGTCCGGCTATGGCATCACCGATGCCTACACCAAGGCTGCTACCGATGGCCTGCTGGCACAGAAAGCGAGCAAGGCCACCACACTGGGGGGCTACGGCATCACCGACGCGCTGAACGTCAGCGAGGCGGTCACCAACCCGGCGGCCAACAAGCTGCTCAGACTGAACGCGGCCGGCCAACTGCCGACCTCGATCACCGGCAACGCTGCCACGGCCAGCCGGCTGGCGGCGGCCATCACGCTCAGCGCAACCGGCGACGCAACCTGGGCGGCGCGCTTCGATGGCTCCAGTAGCGTCAGCGGCACCCTGACCCTGGCCAATACCGGTGTAGCCGTCGGCACCTACACGAAGGTCAGAGTGAACGCCAAAGGTCTTGTCACCAGCGCCACATCGTTGACGGCTGACGACATTCCTTGGCTGGATGCCAGCAAGCTCGCCACCGGTATTTTGCCTATGGCTCGGGGCGGTACTGGCAACGCCATCGGCCAGGCAGCGACTGCACTCAAGCTGGCCTCCCCCCGCACGCTGGCAATCGCTGGGGATGCCACCGGCAGCGCTGCATTCGACGGCAGCGCAAACGCCACGCTCGATATCCGGCTTGCGAATACGGGAGTCACTGCCGGCATCTACACCAAGGTAAATGTGAACTCGACCGGGCGAGTGATCGCGGGCAGCACGTTGGTACAGAACGACATTCCTGCCCTGGACGCCTCGAAAGTGACGTCGGGTATGTTCGCCGATGCTCGCCTGCCCTGGTACGTCCAGGGGCTATGCACCAGCGCGCCGGTTACGGAAGACCCGAACACAACGAACATCCCGCTCATTCTCTCGAATCACGAAAACGGCCCGATGCCAGGGCAGTATTTCTATATCCAGACGATGATGTATAACCAGCGCAACGGCAACGCGGCGCAGATTGCCGTGCGTTACGCTGCGAATGCCGAAATGTATGTGCGCTACATGTACGACTACAGCAACAAGCGCGGGGTTTGGTCCGCCTGGCGGCGCTGCGATGTGGGTGGCTCGTTTGCAAAAGAGCCTGATAGTCGCATCGGAGACGCGTTCGACCTGAACACGCTTGAGGAATCTGGCTGGTGGTATCAGACATCAAACACCTATGCGGCCAACGGAGCAAACTATCCGACTGCAAAGGCGGGGCGGCTGATGGTTTATCGAACCACCAGCGACTTCATCTATCAGACGTACCAGACCCATGACGGATACATGTTTCACCGTTGCCGTTATGTGGGGACCTGGCAGCCGTGGAGGGAGCAATGGACGACGCTCAACTTCAACCCGGCAAACTACGTGCCCACGTCGGGATATTCATGGGCATCCTTACCTGGAAAGCCGGCAACCTTCCCGCCGGCAGGGCATAACCACGACGCTAGCCAGATTACCTCCGGCATCCTCCCGCTGGCTCGGGGCGGCCTCGGCGCAAACAACGCCGTAACGGCCCGAAGCAACATCGGCGCGGGAACTATCGCGACCGCCTCGCTGGGAGCAAGCGGATGGTGGCGGGACAACGACACGGGGTACATCCGTCAGTGGGGTGTCACTGCCTCTCTCGGCCAAGACAGCTCGGCAACAATCACCTTTCCCATGGTGTTCCCGCGCGCCGTCTTCGGGGCCAACTGGAAACAACGCGCCCCCGGCCTCCACGTATCACAGGGCAACCAAGTGATCACGAATCTGACAACAACAAACATGACGATCTATCAGGGTGACGACACTGCCGGCCCTGTTTACTGGGAGGCATGGGGGTACTAATGAGCGACTACATTTTTTCACCGAGTCGTGTTGCGTTCTATCCGCTTTCGCTACGCGGGGAATACGATGCAGTTGGTGCCTGGCCAGCGGACGGTGTTCCTGTCAGTGCTGAGGACCACGCCCGAATCCTGCTGGAACAGGAAGCTGGCCGGGTGATCTGCGCGGACAAGGATGGGCAGCCGATGACGAAAGAACCACCGCCGCCCACAGAGGAGGCGCAAGCCGCGATTGAGCGCAACTGGCGCGACCGCCAGCTCGTCGACACCGACGCCCTGGTCGCCCGTCACCGCGACGAGCTCGAGGTTGGTACCACGACGCTCAACGCGGAGCAGTACCAGGCGCTGCAGGCCTACCGCCGCCAACTACGCGACTGGCCGGAGTCCGGTGAGTTTCCGCTCGCAGAACACCGGCCGACCGCACCAGACTGGCTCGACGCCCTCTTCGCAGATGGCGTCTTGTAGCTTCCCGCCCTACAAGCTTCCCGCCTCGCCCCATCGCCGCGCGCGCGGCAGCCTGTGCAGTGTCATCCAACCACTGCACAGGCACACCCAATGGCCGCTGACCAATACCATCACGGTGTCCGGGTCCAAGAGATCAATGACGGGACCCGCCCCATTCGCACCATCGCCACCGCGATCATCGGCCTGGTAGCCACCGCCGAAGACGCCGACGCCACCGCCTTTCCACTCGATACGCCGGTACTCATCACCAACGTGCAGGCTGCTATCGGCAAGGCGGGCACCAGCGGTACGCTGCCCGCAAGCCTGCAGGCAATCGCCGACCAGGCCAACGCCGCCACTGTGGTGGTGCGGGTGAAGCCGGGTGAGGATGAAGCCGCGACCAACAGCGCGGTCATCGGCGGCGTCAGCGCCGAAGGCAAGTACACCGGCATGAAGGCCTTGCTTGCCGCCAAGGCCCGCTTGGGCGTGGTACCGCGCATCCTCGGCGCGCCGGGCCTGGATACCCAGCCGGTCGCTACCGCACTCATCGCCATCTCCCAGCAGTTGCGTGGCTTCGCCTACGTCTCCGCAAACGGCTGCAAGACCAAGGAAGAGGCTACCGCTTACCGCGAGAACTTCGCCGCGCGCGAAGCCATGGTGATCTGGCCGGACTTCCTGACTTGGAGCACCGTGGTCAACCAGACCGTACCTGCGCCAGCTGTTGCCCAGGCCCTGGGCTTGCGCGCCCGGATCGATCAGGAGGTCGGTTGGCACAAGACACTGTCGAACGTCGCCGTCAACGGCGTGACCGGCATCAGCGCCGACGTGTTCTGGGACCTGCAGAGCCCCAGCACCGACGCCAACTACCTCAACGAGAACGAGGTCACCACCTTGGTGCAGGAAGGGGGATTCCGTTTCTGGGGTTCGCGCACCTGCAGCGATGATCCGCTGTTCGCCTTCGAGAACTACACCCGCACCGCCCAAGTGCTAGCCGACACCATCGCCGAAGCGCACATGTGGGCGGTCGACAAGCCCATGCACCCGTCGCTGGTGCGCGACATCCTCGAGGGCGTGAACGCAAAGTTCCGCGAACTCAAGGGGCTCGGCCTGATCATCGATGCCCAGGCCTGGTACGACCCCAGCATGAACGACAAGGACACGCTCAAGGCCGGCAAGCTGCGCATCGCCTACGACTACACCCCGGTGCCGCCGCTCGAGGACCTGACCTTCTTCCAGAAGATCACCGACAGCTACCTCGTCGACTTCGCCAGCCGCGTCAACGCCTGACGCCCAGCGCTCCCCGGATGGGGAGCCGACCCACCTGATTCCCGGAGAGCCCCACAATGGCCATGCCGCGCAAGCTCAAGAACATGAACCTCTTCAACGACGGCGGTAGCTACCAGGGCCTCGTGAAGTCCTGCACCCTGCCCCCGCTGGCCCGCAAGATGGAGGCCTTCCGCGGGGGCGGCATGAACGGCCCGGTCAAGGCCGACCTCGGCCACGACGACGACGGCATCCAGTTCGAGTGGACCGTCGGGGGCCTGGAGCTGACCGTCCTCAAGCAGTACGGCGCAGTCAGCGCCAGCAGCGTGATGCTGCGTTTCGCCGGCGCCTACCAGCAGGACGATACCGGCGCGGTCACGTCCGTCGAAATCGTCGTTCGCGGCCGGCACGAGACCATCGAAATGGGTGACGCCCAGCCCGGCGAAGACACCGAGCACAAGATCACCACCACCTGCAGCTACTACAAGCTCGTCGTCAACGGCGAGGAAATCATCGAGATCGACCTGCTGAACTTCGTCGAGAAGGTCAACGGCAAGGACCTGCTCGAGGCACAGCGCAAGGCCATCGGCCTGTAGTCCCTTCCCGCCGGCCCGGCCGGCGGTTTCTTTCCCCCTTGGATACCGACGCCCATGAAAACCGAACAGACTCCCGCTGACCTGCAGAACGCTCCCGACAACGTCGTCACCCTCGACCAGCCGATCAAGCGCGGCGCCCAGTCCATCGAATCGCTCACCCTGCGCAAGCCCTCATCTGGCGAACTCCGCGGCCTGCACCTGCTCGACCTGCTGCAGTTCGACGTGACTGCGACCATGAAAGTCCTGCCGCGCATCAGCCAGCCGACCATCACCGAGCCCGAGGCCGCCGGCATGGACCCGGCTGACCTGCTCGCCTGCGGCCAGGTGATCGCCGGTTTTTTGCTGCAGAAGCGGGCGACGGCGGCAGCCTCCCTGATCGCGTAGAAAACGCCATGGCCGACCTGGCCGTGACGTTCCACTGGGCGCCGGACCATATGGACCGGCTCTCGCTCACCGAACTGATGGAATGGCGCGAACGCGCCCGGGTACGGAGTTCCGCCGATGGCGAATGACCTGCAGCTGCGCGTGCTGCTCAGCGCGATCGACAGAGCCACCGCTCCCCTGCGTCGCATCATGCAAGGCAGCGACGCGACGGCCCGGGCGCTCAAGGCAACTCGCGAGCGCCTGAAGCAGCTCAACGCTCAGCAGAGCGACGTGCGCGCATTCCGCACCCAGCGCGGCGCCCTGGAGCAGGTCAGCACCGCGCTGGCCGCGCAACAGGCCCGAGTGAAAGCGCTGGCCCAGCAGATGGCCGCCGCCGGCAACCCCACCCGTGCGCTCACCCGCGACTACAACCGGGCAATCCGTGAAGCCGGCTTCCTCAAGCAGCAGCACCTGCAGCAGAGCCAAGCCCTGCAGCAACTGCGCACGCGCCTCAGCAACGCCGGCATCAGCACCCGCAACCTCGGCCAGCATGAGCGCGACCTGCGCGCGCAGATCCAGGCGGCCAATGGCGCCATCAACAGCCAGGCGCAGCGCTTACGCAACCTCAGCCAGCAGCAGGAGCGCCTGACCCACGCCCGCAACACCTACAGCCGCGGCATCCAGAGCGCTGCCGCGCTGGCCGGCACCGGCATGGCGGCGCGCGCGACGGGCATGTACACCGGCGACAAGCTGCGGCAGATGCTCGGCGTGGGCTACGAGTTCGACGCAACGATGTCGGCCACCCAGGCGGTGACCCGCATCGAGCGCAAGGACGATCCGCAGATGCAGGCGCTGCGGCAACAGGCCCGCACCCTGCCGCTGTCCAGCAAGTTCACAGACAAGGAAGTCGCCGAAGGTCAGTACTTCCTGGGTCGCACCGGCTACAACGCGAAGCAGATCCTCGGCGCAATGCCCGGCATGCTCAACCTGGCCGCCGCGGGCGACATGGACCTCGGCGACACTGCTGACATCGCCTCGAACATCCAGACGGCGATGGGTATTCCAGCCGAGAAGATGGACCAGGTGGCCGACGTACTGACTGCGGCATTCACCCGGAACAACGTCGACATCCGCATGCTCGGCGACTCGCTGAAGTATTCCGCCGGCGTCGGTCGTGAGTATGGCCAGAGCTTGGAAACCGTGACTGCCGCGACGGCTCTGCTCGGTAACGCAGGCGTACAAGGAAGCCAGGCCGGCACCTCAATGCGCTCGGTGCTCACTCGTCTCGGTCTTTCCAAGGCCGTGGCCCAACTGGGCGTGAAGACCCAGGACGCCAACGGCAACATGCGCGACATGCTGGACATCCTCAAGGACATCAACGACAAAACGAAGAAGATGGGAAACATCCAGCGTGGCGCCATCTACAAGGACATCGCCGGGCAGTATGCCGTTACCGCCTTCGGCACACTGATGCGAGCTGTGGAAAGCGGCCAGTTCCAATCGATGCGTGGCAGCCTGGATAACTCCGAGGGCGAGGCTGCCCGGGTCGCGTCCACCCAGTTGGACAACCTCAAGGGCGACATGACTATGTTGCATGCCGCCCTGGAAAACATTTCGGTCGAGTTGTTCGACAAGAACAGCCCCTGGCTGCGCGAACTTGCCAAGGACATCAGTCACTTGCTGCACAACGTCGGCGAGTTCCTGAAGGCCAACCCGCAAGTCAGCAAGGGCATCGTCATCACCGTCGCCGCGTTCTCAGCGCTGATGGCCACCGTCGGCAGCCTGGCCATCACCCTCGCCGGCATCCTCGGCCCGATGATCGCGGTCCGTTTCATGCTCAGCACCATCGGCATTCACCTGCCCGGTCTGATCGGCCTGCTGAAACTGCTGTTCGCACCGATCCGCATGCTGGCCGGCCTGTTGATCGGCCCGCTGGTGACCGCCCTGCGCGTCGTGAGCATCGCGCTGTGGGGTCTGGCCGCCAACCCGGTGGTCCTGGCAATTGCCGCCGTCGTGGCGGTGCTGGCCGGCGCCGCGTACCTGATCTATCGCAACTGGGACGCCGTCAAGGCGTACCTGCTGGGGCTGTGGGAAGAGATCAAGGCAGGTTTCGACGGCGGCATCGGGGGCATTCTTTCAACCCTGATGAATTTCAGCCCCCTCGGTCTGATCTACCGTGCGTTCTCCGGCGTCCTGGGCTACCTGGGCATCGATCTACCGGCACGCTTCACCGATTTCGGCAACATGATCGTCCAGGGCCTGGTGAACGGCCTGCTCGCCGGCATCGGGCAGATCAAGCGCGCGGTCCAGCGCGTCGGCGGCGCCGCGATCGACTGGTTCAAGGACACGCTCGGCATCCATTCACCGTCGCGGGTGTTCGCCGATCTGGGCGGGTTCACCATGGCTGGCCTGGCCCAGGGCCTCGGCGCCGGCCAGGCCGGCCCGCTGGGCGTGATTACACGTATCGGCCAGGGCCTGGTCAACGCAGGGCGCCAGGCTGTCGCCGGCCTGGACAGTGAGCTGACCCGAGGCACCCGCTCTACGATCACCCCGCCGGCGGTGGTGACAGAACTGGTCGCGGCCCAGCGCCAACGCTCGCCGATGTTCGACCAGCCGTTGCTGGCCATGCTGGGCGACCTGGGCAAGAGCGCCGGCGCCATCGGTGCCCTGATGCTCGGCGCCAGCGCCCCGGCGCAGGCCATCACCATCGACAACCGTCCCCCGGTCAGCTCGGCGCCAGCGGCAGTCAGCATTGGCGGCGACACCTACTACATCACCATCCAGGCCGGCGCGGGCAGCGACGCCGCAGACCTGAAACGCACGCTCAGCCAACTGCTGGACGAGCGCGAACGCAACAAGGCGGCGCGCCTGCGCGCCCGCCTGCAGGACCGGGAGTAACCACCATGATGCTGTCCCTCGGGATGTTCGTCTTCAGCCTGCACACGCTGGCCTACCAAGAGTTCCAGCGGCAGACCGAGTGGCGACACGCCAGCAGCAGCCGCATCGGCGCCCAGCCGGCGCGCCAATTCGTCGGTCGCGGCGACGACGCGATCACCCTGCCCGGCGTGCTACTGCCGGAGCTGGCCGGTAGCGCGTTGAGTCTGGACGTGCTGCGGCAGATGGCTGACACCGGGTCGGCCTGGCCCATGGTCGAGGGCACCGGACGCATCTATGGCCTGTGGGTGATCGAGCGCGTCACCGAGACGCGGACACTCTTCTTCGCCGACGGTACCCCGCGGCGGATCGAGTTCTCCCTCGAGCTCAAGCGCATCGACGAGGGCCGCACCGATCTGCTCGGTTCGGTCCTCGGTACCGCCGGCAACCTGCTGAGACGCATCCTGTGATCGATGCCGCCCTCGCCCGCGTGACGGGCTACCTGACCAGCGCGGTCGACCAGCTGCAGCGCGACGCCGGCTACCCGGTGCCGGTGTTCCGGCTCACAGTCGACGGCAACGACATCGCCCAACTCATCAGCCCACGACTGATCGCCCTGGACCTGACCGACAATCGCGGCCTCGAGGCCGATCAGTTGAGCGTGACACTCAGCGATCATGACGGGCTGCTCGCGATCCCACCGCGCGGCGCCGTGCTGCACCTCTGGCTGGGCTGGAGTGACAGCGGACTGGTCGACAAGGGCACCTACACCGTCGACGAAACCGAGCACAGCGGCGCGCCGGACGTGCTCAGCATCCGCGCCCGCTCGGCAGACCTGCGCAAGGGCCTGAAGGTCAAGCGCGAGCGCAGCTGGAGCAGCCCGAAGACGTTGGGCGACGTGCTCACCGACATTGCCCTCGGCAACAACCTGAAGCCGGTGCTCGCGCCGGCGCTGGCGGGCCTGCCGATCCTGCAACTGGACCAGGCCAACGAGTCAGACGCCAACCTGCTGACCCGCCTGGGCGAGGACTTCGATGCGGTGGCCACCGTGAAAGCCGGCTGCCTGCTCTGCCTGCCGGCCGGCGGCGGCAAGACTGCCAGCGGCCTGGCGCTGCCGCACATCATCCTCACCCGCCAGGATGGCGACCAGCACCGCTACCTGCAGGCCGACCGCGACAGCTACGACGGCGTGCGCGCGTACTTCTACGACGTGAACAGCGCAAAGAAGCAAGAGGCCATCGCCGGTGCCAAGGGCGACAACCTGAAGGACCTGCGCCACACCTACAGCGACCGCCAGAGCGCCCTGCGCGCTGCCCGCGCCGAGTGGAACCGCCTGCAGCGTGGCAGCGCCACGCTCAGCTACGTGCTCGCCAGAGGCCGGGCGGACCTGATCCCGGAGCTGACCTACACCCTGCAGGGCGTGAAGACGGAGATAGACGCGATCATCTGGTACGGCGGCAATGTGCAGCACAGCCTCAGCGCCGACGGCGGCTACATCACCAGCCTGGAGCTGGAAAGCAAGTTGCCCGAGGACCTGGTCAGCGACCTGGCCGACGACACCGGCGGCGACTACACCGGCATCATCGCCTACTACCGCGACGAGAAGAGCGGGACGGAGAAGACCATCACCGCGGGAGACCAGAGCAAGCCGCGCCGCCTGTGCTACCTGTACAGCACCAAGTCCAGCGCGAAGCGGGCTGTCGATCGGGAGTTGAACCGGCTGCAAGTGAGAGGCAGGAGGTGATCGCTCTTCCAGCGCACCTTTTCCTCCACAAATTGAAGAAACCTAGCTCAGTCATTGTTCGTTGAAACTGGATAGACCATACAGAAAACTTGAACACATCTCACAGCACCTTTGAGCTCACGCCAGCCCCACCGGTGAGAGTGGCCGTAACAAAACGGATAGGTACCCGCATCAAAGCCAAACCACTAGTTTGCGTGCCGCCATCAATATAAGGGCACACAATGGAAAAGATAGAAACAAGAATAGGTGAGGCTCTAGAAGAAACCACCAGAATAATAAAAAACCACTTAAAAGGACCATTCCCAGTATTCCACGAAATATCAATAAGACATCCCATCCCACTGAGTCCAGAGAGAATATACACATCCAAAACAGGAAGCGACCAAAAACAAGGAGCAACATTCAGACTAACGCTAACACCACAAAATCTATACAAAACAACAATAACAACAAAATACAAAGACACCAAAGTAGACCATATCCACGCAAAAATCTACACATATGCTTTATTTGGAATTCTCATAAGTAATACCAAGAAAAGGGCCCCAAACTTATTCATAACCCCAGACACCAAGCTAACCAAAAGAGAGCTCGAGATATTACGTAGATCAGCAGATGGACAAACGGCGCTATCGATATCTGAGAAACTAAGTTTATCCCCACACACAGTTAACTCTCATATTAACAGCGCCACTAGAAAGCTTAGATGCAGGAACAAACCTCAAGCCATTGCTTTAGCTGCAATTCTCGAACTCCTCTGACCCTATCAAAACTGTTAGGAGCCAAGAAATTCATTATTTTTTGCCATAGCGATTTCAGGAGCCAAACCTAATCTTCCACTGGCAGAGCAGCCCGCTCTGCTGCCTACTCTAAGGAGATGACTATGACTACTGCAGAAAGCTTCATCAAAAACTTCATTGATGACAATTTTGAAAACCCTGAAGTACAACAACTCTACAAAGAAGCTAAGCTAGGAGAGGACTCTTTCAAAGACAAACTTGCAGAATCTTACCTGCAGCTTTACAGCCACAAGCAGTCGCAGGAGGTATTCTACAGCAGCGAGAAGCAAAGTTATATCACTGGTGGAGGTGGATCCAGTCTATTTCCAATCACCAAGGATATTAACTTCGGAATAGCATCATTCCACATCGTTGTGAATCAAACGAGCAGCGACGGATACTCTGTCGATGTCACCTCAAAGATTCTGGGTTTTAGTGTCGGCACATCCCGAATGTCATTCGAGAATGGAACTCTTCATCGCGCAGAAGAGATTGGAGGCAGCTCTCTCGGAGCAAGTTACGATGTGAACTTGAAAGTTATTGGTGGATTTGGACTCCAGCTTGAAGCGCACGTATGGGTTAAGATTCCCATTGCGGGCAGAAAGTCCATTGATTTCGGCCCAACCTGGGTTATTTAGTCAGCAGTGAAGAAGACCCCATCAGGCAAATGGTTTGGTGGGGTCATCAAGAATTAAGTCCCTGCAGCACAGGCCAAGCGCTTCCGCTCGTAGTCCTGCTGGTGTTTTTTCAGCTCAGGAAGAGGACCATCCATATCGGCCTGCACCACTATGTCGGACAACACCCATCCCAGTGCCTCATAGGCCTTGAAACAGGTTTCACTGGCGGTGCTGCGGATACCAGGGCGGTACCGGTCCAGATCGCCAAAAACCTCAGTCACCTGGTCAACACTCGAGGCCTGCAACGCGTCCAGCATCCTCTGGTGCAGGTTGTCCATCAGTTCGACCTGGGCGGCCGAGTCAGCCATCGCAACACACGAGACCATCAGTCCGACCGCAGCGGTCATTCCCTTGAGCCAGTTCATACGTCCCTCTCTTCACAGTGGGGCCTTCGGCTACGACCGAAGGCCCATTCAATCAATGCCCCCTGAGAGCGCACGCCAACCGCAGCAGGTCCAGTTGATCCTGCTCGCTCATCTGGCTAAGGCAGATCAGCAGGGCGGTGAGCACGATGGGGTCGATGGGCCTATACATTGGTCTACTCCTTTGACAGGCCACCCGGCGACACGATGTCACCGTGATAGCAGCCCGGGAGTACCCCATTCTTCACATAGGCCCGCGTGCCAGAAGCAGAAATCCACGGTAGGCCGCCCGGGATTTTTCCCCATGCTGGCGAGGAGTCCTATTTGCTTGTACGACGCGACTCAGTTGACTCTGAGATACCTCGCCCCACCCGTAGGTATGCTATTCGGTCTTCTTCCTCCATGGACTTCATGTACCTCAGCACATCAAGTTCCTCCTGACTGAGTGACTCAAGCTCTGCAGGCTGGCGACGCCCAGTTATAACGTAAAGCACATCAGCGCCAAGCAACGAGGCCCTCAGTAGATAGGCCGCGTCAGGGCTGCGTTCGCCTTTCTCATATGCCAGTTGGGTGTTTTTCGACACACCACACTGCTCGGCAAGTTCGGTTTGGCTCATCCCCAACCGCTGCCGCTCTTCCTTCAGGCGTTCGCCTATGGTCATAAAAGTTGGACCTCAAGCGTTGACATTACCTGTTTTCAGGGACATCATCGCCTTGCATTCACACGAAATCACACGAAACGAGACTATGCACAACGCCTACCCCACCGAGCAAGCGTGCGAGAAAGCGCGCCAGCATCTGGCGAGCCAAGGGCTGTCGGCCAGGCAATGGGCGGTGAAGAACAACCTCACCCCCTCGACCGTGTACGCCGTCCTCAACCGGCAGAAGAAGTGCCTGCGCGGCGAAGCCCATCGCGCGGCTGTCCTTCTCGGCATCAAAGACGGCGTGATCGCACAGTAATGGCCACCGCACTGGGGGGACACCAGAAGATGAAACGCCCGCTCCTAGAAACGCGGCGCCAGGTGGTCAGCGCGATCATCGGCGCCTACCCCGGCGGTCGCGAATGCGCCGCTGCCCGCCTGGGCCTCGACCTGAAGAAGTTTGACAACCACGCCTACGAAAACGCCGGCAGCAAGCCGCTCAGCGACGACCAGTTGCTCTTGCTCGAGCAGGAAACCGGCACCAGCCACTTCCCCGAGTACGTCGCACACCTGTATGGCGGCATGTTCGTGCAGATGCCCGATCCAGCCCAGCTGGACAACCTCGACCTGTACGCCAGGGGCGTCGCCACCGCCATCAGGCGCGGCGAGGTCGACCGCATCATCGCCGAGGCGCTACGCGACGGAGAGATCGACGAGGCCGAACTCGCCGAAATCATCGTCGCCCACCGCCAACACCTGGCCGCACGACATGCCGAAGTCGGCGCAGTGATCACCCTGCACCGGAGGGTCAAGGCGTGAGCGTCTACAAGCTCGTCTGCCCCTGCTGCCACAGCCGGATGCGGATCCGCTCCTCCGAGGGCCAAACCCCGTGCTTCCGCTCGATGTACGCGCAATGCACAAACGCGCTCTGCGGCGCCACCTTCACCGGCTCCCTGAGCTGGGACTACCAGCTCAGCCCCTCGGGCCTCGAGCGGCCACTGCTGGTACTCCCCATGGCGCCTTCGAAAACCCGTCAACTGGCACGCCGCGACCTCGCGGCCGCAACCAACCAACTGGACCTGCTGGATCATGTGGAGTGCATGCAATGAACGGCACCAACGACTACCGCAGCACCATGCAGCAAGCCGCCGCAGCGTACCTGCTGGCCAACGCCAACCAGTATCTGTCCTCCGGCTCCGACCGGTTGTTCGATGCCTGTGTCAACCATCTGGCCAAAGGCCTCGAGGTTCCCCAGTTCATGGCCGAACAACTCGCCCAGCGCGCGTGGGATGAAGTCTTCGCGGGGCCAGACCCTATCTGGCTGGGTATCGACTGGGGCCAGGGAGACGACGAGGTGGTCTACCTGATCGACACCCGCAGTCACTGTCGCTTCCCGATCCCGGCCCGCTATCTGCCCGCGCACCTGCTCAAACAGCGCCCCCAGCACACCCAGTAATCCCTGAAACACGCCCTACCCACTCCACTGCCGTGGGTTTGGGGAAGTTACGCCCAGAATTCGAGGTATCACCGCCATGAGCGGCCACATTTCAATCACCGTCGAAGTCGACCAGAACCAGGCTGAGAAGTACCTGCTCTGGCTGGTCAGCCAGTACGAAGCCGCCATGGCCGAGTGCTGGTACGACGATCGCTACCGCTATACGCCGCAGGGCCTGCGCGGCAAGCGCATCCTCGAGGATCGCCCACACATTGCCGGCATCTGCCGGACCATCCGCGAACTGCGCAAGCAGATTCGGGGGCGCGCATGAAGGAAATGGACCGCGAACTCAAGGCCGACGTGCTGCGCCGCCTGCAGGATCAGTACGGACTGACGCCGATCAAGGGCACAAAGTACATGCGCAAGGGCGAGTGCCCGACGTGCGGCAAAAAGGAGCTCTACACCCTGGTCGACAGCCCCTGGTTCATCCGCTGCGGGCGCGGCAAGTGCGGCGACACCTGGCACATCAAGGAAATCTACCCGGAGCTCTTCGACGACTGGAGCAAGCGAGCGCCGGCCACCGACAAGGAACCCGCCGCCTCGGCCCAGGCGTACCTGGCCCATGCCCGCGGCTTCGACCTGACGCTGATCGATGGCTGGTACAGCCAGGAAAACTACTGGGACCGTGACCTTGAGATCGGTAGCGCCACAGTCCGTTTCCCATTGAAGAAAGGGGGCTACTGGGAACGCCTGATCGATCGCCCGAGCCGCTTCGGCAAGAAGAAGGCCCGCTTCAAGCCGGGCGACAGCCCGCGCGGCGTCTGGTGGTGCCCACCCAGCGTCGACCTGCAGGAGGTGAAGGAGCTGTGGATCGTCGAAGGTATCTTCGACGCCATCGCACTGCTGCACCACGGCATCGACGCCGTGTCGGCCATGAGCTCCAACGCCTTCCCCGAGCAGTCTTTGCGCGAACTCGCGACAGCCCGTAGCGGCAAGCTGCCGAAACTGATCTGGGCGCTGGACAACGAACCCGGCGCCCACAGGTACACCCGGCGGTGGGTGACCGAGGCACGTGCCCTGGGCTACGTCTGCGAAGCGGCCCAACTACCGCAGCGCAACAACCGCAAATTCGACTGGAACGACCTGCACCAGCGCTGGATGTTCATCGATGACGCGGCCGAGCGCGCCGCGCAGATCGAGAAGGACCTCAAGACCGCGCGTCATGAGGGCGCGCTGCTGATCGCCGAGAGTCCTGCCGAGAAAGCGCTGCTGATGTACGACTGGAACAGCCGCGGCGAATTCCACTTTCGGTTCGGCAACAGATTGTTCTGGTTTAAGCTGGACCTCGAGAAGTTCGACCGGGCCATGCGCGCGTTCGAAAACAGCGACGACCACGAAGATAAGTTGCTGAACGACAGACAGAAGCGCGACAAGGCGCTGCAGCAGTCCGGCAATGTGGTTGAAATCGCAAACTGCTTCCCCCAGGCCCTGTACTTCCAGCGCAACGAGGTCACAGACGAGAGCTGGTACTACTTCCGCATCGATCGCCCCGACGACGAGAGCGTGAAGAACACCTTCACCAGCGCCCAAGTCGCGGCGGCCAGCGAGTTCAAGAAGCGCCTGCTCGGCGTGGCAGCGGGGGCGATCTTCACCGGCAGCGGCGCGCAGCTCGACCAGATCATGAAGCTGCAACTCACCGGCCTGAAGACGGTGGCCACCATCGATTACCTGGGCTACAGCCGGGAGCATGCCTGCTACGTCCTGGGCGACGTGGCGGTGCGCGGCGGCGTGATCGAGAAGGCCAACGCCGAAGACTTCTTCGAATTCCAAAAGCTGCGCCTGAAGACCCTGCAGCGTTCGATCAAGCTGCAGATCGCCACCGACGCCAAGGACTACCGCCCCGAGTGGCTGGACTGGCTGTGGACCTGCTTCGGCGCCAAGGGCCTGGTGGCGCTGGCATTCTGGTTCGGCTCGCTGTTCGCGGAGCAGATCCGCGCCGAGTTCCAGTCCTTTCCGTTCCTCGAGGCCACCGGCGAGGCCGGTGCCGGCAAGTCCACACTGATCACCTTCCTGTGGAAGCTGCTCGGCCGGGCGGACGAGGAAGGCCAGGACCCGTCGAAGATGACCAAGGCGGGCCTGCGCCGCTGGCTGACCCAGCTGTCGAACATGCCCATGGTCATGCTCGAGGCCGACCGCAGCGACAACAGCCGCGCCGGCGGCGCCGCCAAGTCCTTCGACTGGGACGAGTTCAAGCCGCTGTTCAACGGTCGCGCGTTGGGCGTGACCGGCCAGAAGACCGCCGGCAACGAGACCTACGAGCCCCCCTTCCGCGGCACCCTGGTGATGAGCCAGAACGCCACGGTGCAGGCCTCCGAAGCGATCATGACCCGTATCGTGAAGCTGCACTTCATTCGCCCGGAAATCACCCGCGAGAGCCAGGCCGCGGCCGACAACCTCAACCACCTGGGCGTGCTCGAGGTCAGCCACTTCCTGCTGATGGCCATCCGCGCCGAGGCCCGCGTGCTGGAGTGCTTCCGCGAGCGGCTGAAGGTTCACAGCGCGACGCTGCGCGCTCTGAAACAGATTCGTATCGAGCGGCTGATACTCAACCACGCGCAGATGATGGCCCTGGTCGACGCGCTGCGCCTGGTGGTGCCGCTGTCCGAGCACCAGCTCGCCTGCGCTCAGCAGACCCTGATGACGATGGCCCTGGAGCGCCAGGACGCCGTCAACGCCGACGCGCCCGAGGTGGCCGAGTTCTGGGAGGTCTACGACTACCTCGAAAACCTCAGCGAAGAGCCGGTGCTCAACCACAGCAAGAACCCCGGAACCATCGCCATCAACCTCAACGAGTTCGTGAAGCTGGCCGCCGACCACCGCCAGAAGGTGGCCGACGCGGCAACCCTGCGCGACCTGCTGAAAGAGTCCCGCAGGCACAAATTCATCGAATACAAGGCCGTCGACAGCGCAGTGCGCGCGGCACACGCCCGCCAGAACCCCCTCACCAACCGACCCAGCACCGTCAAGTGCTGGATTTTCCAAGCTTGACCGGCGCGGCAACGCCGGAACTGCAACCCCAAAGGAGAGACACCATGCAACTGAACGTAGAACGCGGCGCACGGATGACCGGCAAGACCATTCGCCTGCGCCAGGCCGCACGTAAGGCCGGCCAGGAAGAGCACCAGATCATCAGCGGCAGCCTCTACACACCGTTCGACCTGGAGCTGCTGGTGCGCCACCGCATCAGCCGCGGCGCCAAGGTGATCTGCATCGACGAATGCAGTGAGCAACAGATCAAGCACCTGCGACACCTCAAAGGCGATATCCCCAGCGACCTCACCATCCACGCGGTTGTAGCGAACTGACTGACGACCCTCGACCCGGCGCTGCAACGCCGGAACCACAATCCGATAGGAGAGACACCATGCAACCCCTCCCCCACGACTATCTGCAACTGATCCACGACTTCCAGACAAGGCAGCAGGAGAACGAGGTAGCCGGCATCACAGCGTTGAAACGCCTACTCCCGATCGCACAGCGCGACAGCGGCCAGAGTGGCGTGATCGGTCGGTTCCTGCTCGGCCTGTACAACGGCCAAGCCCACCGCTTCGACCTCACCGAGCTGCGCAGCCTCGACCCAGCGCTGTTCGATGCGTGCCTGTCCGTGCTGCGCATGGACTACGCCCCGAAACAGGAAGTGCATGAGTACTTCGAAAACGGCGACGCGATCTGGCAGGACCTGAGCAAGCGCTGGGCCGCAGCGACGCTTGCAGCATAAGGAGGCTGACTGTGGATGTGATCGACCAAGCCAACGAACGGGCCGAGAACATGGTCCAGGCCGCCCTGGCCCAGCGGACAAACACCCGCCTGGCGCCCAGCGCCCTCTGGTGCGAGGACTGCGGAGAGCAGATACCCGAGGCCCGCCGCCAGGCTGCTCCGGGCTGCGAGTGCTGCATCAGTTGTCAGGAACTGCGCGAGCACCCCGCGCGGCGCTGAAGAAGAGGCGCCAGGGAGCGGCAACTCCCTGGCGCCAACCACCCCAAAGGAGAGACACCATGCAAGCGAATCAGCCTCAAGGCGGCGGCGCCAAGGCTAGCACAACCACGTCGGCGGCTCGCACTCGCCCAGCGATGGCCAGCAAGCGGCTGGACCTTCCGAGCATCTGTGATATCTGCGGCAACGCACGTTCCACCGGCAAACACCAACGCTGCAGCCGAATTCGCCAACAGGCCAAGGCTGTCGAGTGGGCCAGCTACATGGCCAACCTGGCGGCCAGGAAAACGCAGGGAGGGCGGCGGCATGCTTAAGCGTACCCTCTACCACTTCCACTTCTGCTGCGGCCTGGGCGGCGGCGCCAAGGGCTTCAACCGCTCGCGCCCGCGCGTCGGCAATGTCGAAGCGCACTGGGAATGTCTCGGTGGCATCGACGTCGATGCGGGCGTCTTGCGCGATTTCGCCAAACTGGCTGGCGTACCAGGCACCCAGTTGGACCTGTTCACCCGCGACCAATACATCCGCTTCCATGGAAAGGAGCCGCCCGCCGATTGGCGGGAGGCAACCCCGGAGGACATCCGTCGCGCCGCCGGCGGCAAAAGACCGGATTGCGTGTTCATTTCCAGCCCCTGCAAGGGCGCGAGCGGCCTGCTGTCCGAGGAAAAGGCGAAAACTCCCCGCTACCAGGCCCTCAACGAACTGACCCTGCGCTGCATCTGGCTGATGGGCGAGGCCTGGGCGGATGACCCGGTGCCGCTGATCGCCTTCGAGAATGTCCCACGCCTGGCAACCCGTGGCCGGCACCTGCTCGACCAGATCGGCCAGTTGCTTGGCCACTACGGCTTCGCCAACGCCGAAACCACCCACGACTGCGGCGAGTTGGGAGGGCTGGCGCAGAGCCGCAAGCGCTTCCTGCTGGTGGCACGGAACATCGAAAAGGTCCCAGCCTTCCTGTACGAGCCGGAGAAGAAGAGCCTGCGCGCCGTCGGCGACATCCTCGGCCGTATGCCGCTGCCCGGCGACATCGAGGCCGCGGGCCCGATGCACCGCGTGCCATCGTTGCAGTGGCGGACCTGGGTGCGGCTCGCCCTGGTACGCGCCGGCAGCGACTGGCGCAGCCTGAACGAGCTGGCGATCGAGGATGGCCACCTGCGCGACCTAGTAATCGTGCCGGAGTACCGCTCCGGCTACATGGGGGTACATGGGTGGGACGACACTGCCGGCACCATCGCCGGCCGCTCCGGCCCTACCAACGGTGCGTTCTCGGTCGCCGACCCGCGCTACCGTCAGGCTTCGAACTGGAACCACGGCCAGCAGTTCGGGGTGATCCGCTGGGCCGAGTCAGCGCCGACTATCCCTGGGCAAACGACGCCAGGCCAAGGCACCTTCAGCGTCGCCGACCCGCGCCCCAACTGGAACCGCCACAGCGGCAACTATCGGGTGATCCGCTACGACCAACCTGCAGGCACCATCATCGCCGGCGGCAAGGGCGTCCAGGGCGGCCAGCAGTCGGTGGCAGACCCGCGCATCCTGCACCGCGGCAAGGGCGACAACTACCTGACCGGCGGCCACTACGGGGTGATCGGCTTCAACCAGCATTCCGGCGCCATCGCGGCCAGCTCCCGCTACGACAGCGGCCGATTCAGCGTCGCTGACCCACGCATCCCAGCAGCGGACGAACGCCTGACCTGCATTATCCGCAGCCTCGACGGCACCTGGCACCGCCCCTTCACCACGCTGGAAAAGGCAGCCCTACAGAGCCTGGTCGAGCCCGAGGAATACCTGGTGCTCGACGGTATGAGCGACAAGGACTGGAGCGAGCGCATCGGCAACGCCGTGCCGCCACACGCCGCTGAGGCCATCGCCGATGTCATGGGCACCACCCTGCTGCTGGCCGAGCAGGGCGAGACCTTCAGGCTCAGCAACACCCCAATCTGGGTGCGCAACGTGGCGGTGGCGCTGAGCGTTTCACAACCCGCTGAAAGTCGCTGAGGTGAACGGCATGCACGAATTATTGAAGATGCTGGACAACCCGCGCAGCTTGCTGAACTTCTCGCTGGCGATTCTGGCTGTCCTGGCGGTGTTCTTCATGTTGAAGAGCGGCGCGCAAGCTGATTCGAGCCCCGTCATCGATACCCAGAAAACAGGGGCCATCATTCTAGTCAGTCCCGAGGGAGACAGGGCGGTATGATCAAGCAGCCCCCGGGCACAATCCTGACCTTCGAGGATCTGCAGCAGCTAACCGGATACACCAAGCGCTCTGGTGTAGAGCGGGCACTGCGTAAACAGGGAATCCGTTGGTTCTGGGGCCGTCACGGCCCCTGGACCACCATTGAAATGGTCAATCAGGCAGGCGGGCAAGCAGCGGACGACGGGCAGTACGACAGCAGAATCCTATGAGGCGATCCCGCAAGCGGAAGCATAATCCGCACATACCTCAGCACATCGACCAGGCCGCCATTCCGGCGGCCGTTTTCTTCGATCATCGCGGCAACGGCGTGTGGTACACGCTGCATTATGATGAAGGAGGTCGCCAGCGGCGGACGAACCTTGCCCCCTCCTACGTGACCCTCTCCGAGCTCCACCGCATCATGGAGGAACGGGAAGGGATCGATCGAGACAGCCTGGCGAACCTGTGCAGCGAGTTCCATAAGAGCACTCAGTTCAAGCGACTGAAACCCAAGACCCAGAGTGACTACGAGTACTGCCGAGAAGTCCTGCTGGCCATCCCAACGCGGCTGAAGAAGCCGCTCGGCGAGCTGGCAGTTCGAAAATTCTCCCCTGCCCTAGTGCAGCGCCTGGTCGACCGCATTGCCGAAGAAGGCACCCCCTCGAAAGCTGCCCATGTGCTGCGCTACTTGCGACGAGTGATGCAGTGGGGCCGCAACCGAGGCTACCTTCAAATCAACGTCGCCCAAGGCATCGAAGCACCTGTAGAACGAAAGCAGCGTCGCCTTCCTGCCCCGACGGTGATGTACCGCCTGATCGATCGGGCGCGTGAGTTGGGCAAGCTCAAGCGAGGGCAACCGGGCGCATGCCCCGCGTACCTAAGCAGCGTCATGGAGCTGGCCTACCTATGTCGCCTGCGCGGTATCGAGACAGTCACCCTCAGCGACGCCAACGAACTCCCCGAGGGCGTACTTACGAATCGCAGAAAGGGAAGTCGCAACAACGTCGTGCGCTGGACACCTCGCCTGCGGGCTGCGTGGGACCATGCGAAGGCCTACCGCGCTCAGGTATGGACCTCGAAGTCCCTACCAACCCCCACGGCACCAGAGCTGCGACCGATCATCGTGGCATCGCACGGCGGCTCACTGCAGAAGTCGAGCCTAGACTCGGCCTGGCAGCGGTTCATCACCGCGGCCCTCGAAGCAGGCATCATCACTCCCGACCAGCGCTTCGGCCTGCACGATCTCAAGCGGCGCGGCATTACCGACACTCCCGGCACCAGGGCCGATAAGCAAGAAGCCAGTGGCCACCGCGACGAGTCGATGCTTGATGTCTACGATCTGAGCGTGCCTATCGTGTCCCCTTCCGCCGACTGA